CATACCAACAACTAGTTGGTTGGTATGGTGGATGAATGGTTAAATCCTTACTTCCTTATAAGGGGCTGATAATGCGTATGGCCCACCCACCCAACCTATTAAATACAGTATGACCTGTATGGTTGGTTTGCCAATAAGAAAGAGATGTTGTTGTATTTTAAAGTTTTTTATTTTTTTTGGTCCATTACATGATTGGTTGGTTACATGGTTACATTGTGAAGTTTGGTAGGTAGCGAGCATGCATTCCAGGCAGTTCAATGTTACCAATACCATTTGGAATCATTTCACTTCTTTCTATATATCCTTGTTCTATTTTCATGTTATAAGTATTAAATTGTCTTGGTGTTCTAAGTTTTCCTTTAAATACAAGTACTCCGCTCCACCAAAAGGTAGCATAAGTAACTATTCTTTTTGTTTGTGTGCCACTCATGGTTACTTCATCAGTGTAGTTTGGTGCAAGTTTTACAAGTAACTGACCAGGTGCATTATCTTGGCATATAAATGGTGCTTGTGCGCTTAGTGTTGGTTGGTGTTCTGTGTTAGGTTTTTTGGTCCATATTTCTCCCCATGGATATATTGGACCAACTGAATCTACTGCAGTGAATGGTGAGAATGTGTTAGTAGTATATTGTTGTGTTGTGTAGCCATTATCATCGTTAGCATTTGGGTTTAGTTGGCCTTGTGGATATTGGTTTTGGATTGCTCCAGCTATCATGTTTCGTGGCCCCCAGTCTGTTTGTCCTGTGGATCGTACGTCTGGACACCATACTGTGTTAGTATTTGCATCATTGTTTCCGTGACCATAGTCAAAAACAATTTTTCTGCTAGCACCTTCGTTAAAGACTCCATCGTATGGTGCGCCATTTGGTACAAATGGAAGCATGCTAAATGAACTACCTGGGTTAACAACAGGGCCTCCTGATGAGTAGTGTACATACCATTCTGGAAAACTCATTCCTATATGAAAGTCTCTAACTTTTGTTGCGTCTGCTATTGGACTGGCTCTATTTCCCCATTGCCATCCTGTTACTCCTTCTGCTAGTATCTGACCAAGTGAAGTGTCATCTGTTGGAGGTACACATGGATGAGGATTACCAATGTGTCTAGAAGATTGCCAGTGATATGATAAGCAACAAGGTTTACATTTAAATTTATAAACACCACTATACCAACTATCCCCAGTTCTTAGTAGTTCTATTGGTATATGATTTTCTACAGTTATAAATTGTACATTGTCAAATTGAATACCTTGTCGTTGTCTTACATAGTCTCCGCTTGTGGTTGGTCCTGTTGGTGGTCTAATTAAGATGGCATTGAAGTAGTTAACATAGTATCTGAAAGGCCTTGGAACACTAGGTCTCCATGGAAAGTAACCAAGGCATTCCAGGTAGCCGTTGTCTGATGTCCATGGTAGAATGTTACTTTTGTCCAATGCAAGTTCTAGTAGTGCAGTTAGGTCGTTGTTGTATAGTTGGATTTGTTCTTGCCCTGTGCCTTGTGTTGTGACTGTCTTTATAACTATGTTGTCTATTTGTTGTTCCAAGGATTGAATATCTATTTCGGTGCAGATGGTTGACATGTGTTGGAAGTCTGCAGGAGACATCCAGCAGCCCCAGGAGTTACAGTTGACTAGGTTCCATGGTGTTAGACATTCTGCATGGTAGGAGTCGTTGATGGTGATGCCAGCTTCATTTCTGGTTGTAGATGGTGGAAATTGGTCTCCGTTGTTGGTCTGGAAGATTCTGTATTCCTCTGAGTCTGACATCTTGACGTGAACCAGTCTGGTTGCTCTACAAATGATCGTAACTTCTCCATTTTCATACCTAAAATCCGTCCTATTATCAAAATTACCAGTAGAATGACCAACACCACTTCCGCCGCCCCCTCCGCCACCAGTTGTTCCAGTGTTGCTTGCAGTTGCGGCTGCATCGTTTGGTTCATCTTGTGTGTCAGTTGATGTGCCTCCGTCCATAGATTTTTTTTGTCTGGCTTTGTTTACAAATAGCCAGAATGGTTTAGGTTTTTTGGTGCCTTCTTTAAGATGTCTCCAAGAATATTTTGGATCTTTAGATGTAGATGGTCTTGGTTTCTTGGTTGGTGGTTCTTCTGGTAGCTTTGGAGCAATGTGTTCTTTTATTTTAAAGAATTTGTTTCCAAGCCAGCCTCCCCAGTCTTTTGCTTGGTTGGTGTCTTTTATAAAAGTCTTATCTGCGTTGTTGAAGTTAATATATGGATTATGTCCTTTTTTTAAATAGGAGCCGTAAGCAAGGTCGTGTTTGCGTGCTGCTGCATCTGATGCGTTGGTTGGTTTCTTGGTGAAATCGCTGTTTCCAGGTCCTAGGTAGTTATATCCTGGTAAGGTTAGTCCTGTAGAAAGAAGTAAGTCATTATTCCAATGCTCCACATTATTAGAATTATTATGCAGCAAATTATTCCATATAAAATTAGTCGGTTAGTTTTGTATGAGTCTGTAAAAGGATAGTAGCCATGTAATGCATTGCTAAGTAATAAAATGCAATTAAAGCCAGTTAGTAAAGTAATTGTGAAGCACATAAAGAGAATCAAGTTTTTCTCTTTGTAGTGCATGGTTAGTTAGTATGTAGCAGTATGTGCTTACCGTCTTTAAAACCTTTAAGTAGAGGCATTGACGTCAGCCATGAGGTCTTGCGACAGATCCATCTCCATAAGGCGTTTTTCTTCCAGCCACTCGTTTTCAATGTTTTGTAGTAGGTCTGCGAATTGTGCGTCTTCTCCCTTTGGATCTAAAACTTCAACTAAAGGTTTTTTAGGTTGCATGGGGTTTTTGTTTTCTTCATCACTATCATGATCTTTTTGTAAGTTAGTATTCCAATTTTCTGACCAAGTAGGTGGATTTCCCCATTTTTGACAGTAACTTGCTAGAGTTGGTTTGAAGCCTCGTTTGTCTAATTTTTTAAAAATAGTTGGTATCTCTTCATCATCAAGTAAACCAAAGTCGCCAGGAAGTCTTGTGGTCAGATGTACACGAATACATCTGTCCATGATTGGTTGTTTATGTTCTGGTCTAAGTTCAGACCCTACCACAACTCTTGTTATGTCTTCATTTGTTGTCATTATAACTGGAGTTGGTTCGATGGTTTTGCTACCTTTGCCTTTTTGGTCTAGTCTAATTGCTTGGCCACTCATGATTGCTTTAAATTGGTTTACTTGAGTTCCAAAGTTTCCTGCTTCTTCTATCCATATTAGGTTTTTGTTGCTACAATCGTTGAATGGAAAGTTAACATTGCTTGGATTGTAGCATCCTACATTACCAACCAATTGAGCAATTTTTTGTGCTATTAGGCTTTTTCCAGTACTTGCTGGACCACAAAGTAAGATTGTGTTTCTTTTGCCCATTTGTTTGTTTAGACAGCACATCATTGCATGAAATACTTTGTATGGGTTCATGGAATTATTTTTAAGTAGGTTCCATACTTTAGTTTTTTTTATTTTTGGATTTTTTTCAAATTCATGTTGTATAATCAGTGTTAAGGCAGTGTGTTCTACTGCCATTTTTAAAGTAACTATATCTAATGTAGCTTTTATAATAGCTTCTCCTCCTGGATTTGCAATTTGTTGTATATAGCTATCAGGTTCACCAAGCATCCATTTTTCTTGTGTATGTAATTTTTTGGTGCTTAGTGTTTGGATGGTTTCTTTTATAGTTATTTCTTTAGCGGTTTCTATTCTTTTTTTTTTTTTATCTTGAGGAGTAATTTCTTGTATTTCTGTTCTTTCTAACTGACCATCTTTTTCTTGCATTATTTTTGCTATTCTGTGTCTTGTTGTCATGTTCATATCATCAAATAAAAAGGCGCCATCACTGCTATAAATGTATCCCAAGTCATCTTTATGTTTGATTATTTCTTTAGTTAGAAAATAGTTAAAAATCATGCTGCCAAAATTGACTGGTTTTACATAGTCTTTTCTTGTTGTTTGGTGAGTGTATTTTAGTATTTGAACCCATTCGTTGTTTTCTATGTTATGTCGGTACTTTGTCTGGTTAAAGAATGGTTGGTAGTGATCTTTTCGTAAGTCTACGCTTTCGCATAGATATAGACTCCATTTTTCTGCTAAAAATTTACATATCCATTTACCGCTGCTTGTGTTAATCTTATCACTTTGTAATAGTAGGTGAATATGCAAGCCTGAATCTTTTCCTACTTCGCTTTGTATGAACCAACTAACATCTTCTGGAGTTAATGCTTTTTGTTTAAAGTAGTCAAACATTGATTTTTTTACTAAGCTGGTTAGTACTAGTGCATGCAACCAAGGTTCTTCACTCACTGCGAATGATGTGCTGTCTTCTGGATCTCTTCTTTGAAGTGCTTCGTTGTCTAGTCGGTATACATCGTTTGTTTCTTGATGTTTGCTTGGAATTCTGTAGTCTTTCCAGGTTACTTGTATTGGTATCGCTCCTCTTTCTGGAATAAAGTGAGTATCATGAATTTTGAACACAAAACTCAAAGCAGATTTTGTTTTTTGTTCTTCTAGCCATTTTATTGCAGTGCGTATGTTCTCAGCGAGCGCCATCTTAGAATGAGTTAGTTGGTTTCGTTTTTGTGTTTTATATAGAGGATGTGACGTTTTTTTTA